GATATTTTGCAGAAGGATCTGAGAATCCATACTGTGTGTTTCCAGAAGAACCTGTGCTTGGTGTTCCATCAGGTTTCTCCTCTCCGATTGGAACTGCATCAGGATCCACACCTGGTGGAACATTTTGTGGTAATGTTTTTGGTTCGTCGCCTTCTAGCGCAGCATAACCGAGTTTATATAAACTTGTTGCTGTATTACCGTAACTATCTTGCGATTCTTGACCTTGTTTTAATGCTTGTGCACGAGTAACACCATCTGCGTGAGAAACGTGCAAATATCCAAGAATAACTTTTTTATCAGTTTCGTCTGTAATAATTGATAAACGCTTCAGCTCATCGTAATTGAATTTTGTCCATTCTTCCATAATCTTTTCTTGGTTTTCTGCATTTCCAAGAAAACTAATAACACTCGTTAAACCATCTTTACTCAACCAAACTGTATCATCTGCTAATTTAAAATTAGAAGGTGGATCGGTTTCGCCATTCGCATTCAACACTTTCCCAACATATCCCAAATTGTTTAAAGCAATACCAGTAAGTTGATATTTCCCAATTCGACCAAATGCATTTACAACACCATAGTTTTGCTCTCCGATAGTACCTGTTGTTGTAAAGTTTATTGGTCCATTTGGTTCTGATGTTGTCTCCAATCTAGCGACCACTATTTTATATTTTTCAACATCTTCTTGTGTCAATATACCAAGATATTGATCTGGCTTATCTGTTGTGTCTGTTTGGTCTGGTGTTGTGCTGTTAGAACCACCTTCGATTACAGATGGTGGAGTTTGAGAACCAACTTCACCATTCTCAGTTTTTAGTAAATAATCATCTCCATCCTGAATGTAATTTGTTACTACAGTTTTAGATTGTGGAATACCACCAACTGTTCCAAGCATAATTGGTTGTTGTTTCTCATCATCTCTAAAAAACACAACAACCCATGTTCCCTCTACTGGTCCAAGAGGTGTTTGTCCGATACCATTCATAGCAGCTGATGTTAGTGGCTGCATTGGATATGCCCATGGCAACATCTCTGTTGGTAAATCTTTTTTATTTTCCGTGTGTAATCCAACAATGCGAACTTGACAACGTCCAAGCATTGTTGGATCAAATCTATTTTCGACTACACCAGTATAAAGTATCATTCTGAACCTTCTTTTGTTAAATCAATAATCAAAGAATCTTTGAATAGAGACATATGTATTTGATGCTTTTCTCTATTTAATTCATGGCAAAGAGAGCCTATAAAATAACGACCAGAAAATGTTTTATCAAGAATGTCTTCCTCTTGATCTTTCTGACTAATTGGAGTTGGTCTGTAAAAGTAAACGTCAACAACATCACCAACACACAAATCGCTTCGACCAGGAGCAGTAATATCAATATTAAATGCGCTCATCTGTCCCATTTGCATAATATTTTTAAGATACCATGTTTTCATTCTATCCGTTTTAAAATTATTAAAAGTTTCTAATGCTCTTGGTTGAACATCTTGAAACGCAGTAACTGTTGATGCTAATTGGGGCGAAGACAATGGATATGGGTTGAGGTGATTGTGTTTCTCAAATTCTTGTTGATAGCCCATCGTTTGAACATTATACGTTTTCGTAACAATTTCATGTGTTATTAATTTTGATTTGTAAAGTCCAGATTGTAATCTTTGCATATAGTCAAATGCAGTATTAATACGAACGGATGTTATTCTTTTTAATGATTCAGCAATATCACGTGTTGACCCACCACCACCAGAATCGGGATCTCTTGTATTGTTGTCGTATATATACAGCGTTTTTGGATCTTGATGTAACAATGTATCTATTGATGCGAAATTGAACCCTCTATTGTTTTCAAAAAATAAAAAATTTGCTGCATCATTTTCCAGTGAAACTGCTCGTTTCGTTAAGAAGTTGATGTTAGTAAATGGTGTCCAAAAATTTGAGACATATGTAGATGTATTTTTGGTTTTCTCAATTAGTAATGGTTTTTCTGTTCTTAACTCATTGACTAATAACTGTCTGATAATTTTATCAATATTACCAGCAAACCCTTTACTCAGTTTAAAGTTAAGATCTCTGATAGTTTCAAACGAAACAAAATGTAAAGTGTATCCAACAGCACGCTCAGCTGTATACTCACGATCTGTCATTTTGTAAATATAAAATTCTTGCTCGTACAAACCATCATTATCGGTCATCGATGGTGTCTTGAATGTTATAAGAAGTTTTTCTTCACCAATCATTGGCATTAAATTTACCAAATCTTGAGCATCATTTAATGTGATATTCCCAGACATTGTTGGTGAAAACATGTCTTCGTAAATATTAATGTCTATTACAAAATTAAAGACATCAAATATGAGTCCTCTTGCTGATGCGATCTTGACATCAATTAATTCATAATCGCCAGCAGATTTTAGTTTTTCAATTTCAGCCATTACTTCATGATCTCTCTAAATTGTCTAATTACTTCACCAAGAATATCTGGTTCAATAAGTTTGATTCTTCGTTTTTCTTCGTTCAATGCTATCTCATATTCATAGTTTGTTACTGGTGTTGCATCAGCAACACCAGCTGCATTAACGAAATCGGAATTCACAATGTAACCATCTGTTGTTACATAATGTCTAATAGAATCTTGCGATGCTCCATACTTTTCTTCAATGTACGCTTCTAGCGATTTTTGTTGCATTGGAAAATCATTTATATAATCATATCTCTCGTTTGTTAACATAATTACCCAATGATACAGTGGAGTTCCATAAAATTTTTCTGATATCATTTCTGGAGTTTCGCCATCTTGAATATCATATTCTTCATAATATGTTAAATTTTGCAATAGATTTGATTTGAGTCTGACATTTGTTATAATATCAGAAATTAAATACTCTTGTTTTTCTTCACCTAATTGTGAAAAGTCAATAACAGCAATTGGAAATTTTGAGAAATATGACATATTAGAATGATGGTAGATTTGGGTCTTGGAAATTTTGGGATGTAAACGATGGCTTTCCGTCTGGACCTTGACCTAAGAAACGCTCCTTTGTCATTGTCTCTAGTTCTAAGAAATTCATGTTAACATTTATTTGTGTTGGGAAACCATCTGAATGTGTCGCTAGTTGTCCGTTTGGTGCATAGTTTACTTGTAAGTCCGTAAGAACGCAAGTAGATATTCTGTTTAAATGTGGGTGTTCTTTGTCACCAAAATAATACACAATATCGAATTCAGAAGGAAACAAATACAACATTTTGTTTACATTGTTTTGAAATTCTGGATGCATAAAAAATTTAAATGTATTGATAATTCTTTTAACATTTGCTGCTTCTTCTGGCGATCTTGGCGCAAATTGATAGTTGAATGTAAATCTACGAAACTCCATAGATTTGAATAATTGTTCTTTTCTTGGATTTGGTGCTGCTTTGTATAACGCAGAAAGCAATCCTCTTGCTGGATTAACTTCTAAACCTTTAATTGCTGCTGCTCCAGCACCAGTAGATGCAGCATTAGCTGGTCCTGTTCCAACCTCACCAGCTGCGCCAAATATGGCACCGAGTTCTTCTTCTCCATACGTAGCACGATAACCAACTTGAACTTCATTTGGTACATGAAGAGCAATCGCACTTCTCAATCTTTTAATTTTTTGTGTTGCTTGCAAACCACTTATACCTGGAGCATTTTCTAATATTTTTCCATAACCAACTGCTGCGCCACCCGTAAGACCACCACCAGCTGCGCCCTTTATAGCACCACCTGCGCCAGCACCAAGAATACCTTTTAAGAATCTTGTTACGCCACCCTTTTTACCGATACCACCTGCTCCTTGCTCAGCGCCAGCCTTAATTCCATCAGCTGCCCCCAAAACACCACCAACTGCACTAGATCCCGTAGCAGCAGCACCAGCTGCGTCGCTAATACTTGCTTGTTTTCCCTGTATTGTGTTTTGCTCAGTTTTATCAACATCTCCAACTATGTCAATTTTACCCTCTGTAAACACACGAGATTGTTCTGAAACATTTATGTAAAAAACAACATAGTTTAGATACTGTTGATTGTAAAACTGATTTGTTGAGGATTCTCTCTTCTCATTGTTATTTGTGAAAAGATCTAACGGATACTGCAAATTATCAATTTTGTATTTTGATCTATCGAGCGTACCTTCTCGAGACACTTTTGTTGTTTGGGGTGCGTTATTGCTAGTTGCCATATCTTTCCTAAATAGAAGATTACTGTTATAATACTATTTATTCATGTTTCACAAAGGAAAATTCAGACCAAAAAACCCACAAAAATACGATGGCGATCCAACAAACATAATCTACAGAAGTAGCTGGGAGCTTCGTTTTATGATTTGGGCTGATACAAAACCATCGGTATTGAAATGGAGATCCGAAGAAACTGTAATACCTTACGTTTCTCCAATAGACAACAAGATACACAGGTATTTTGTCGACTTTCAACTACAGGTAAAGACATCGAGTGGGGTTTTAAAGACGTATCTAATTGAAATCAAACCAAAACAACAAACAGTACCACCTGCGCCCCAACAACGTGTCACTAAAAAATATCTCGAAGAGGTTATGACTTGGGGTAAAAATGAAGCAAAATGGAAATACGCAAAAGAATACTGCAAAGATAGAGGTTGGGAATTTCTTATTCTTACAGAAAAAGATCTTGGTATAACAAATAATTGGTATAGGACTAAATAATTAAATGGCTACAAAATCTACTGGAAAATTAGAATCTATCTTCAATGATAGTGCTTACGATCTTACTGCTGCAAGAAAATCGCAACAGTGGTTCACAGCACAAATCAATAAATTATCTAAAGCAACACCACAAAAAGTATTAAGAGATGGCACTATCGTTTCAACTATGGTGCCTGGAAGTTTATATTTATTCTTCTACGATCCGAAACACAAGGACACTTTACCATACTATGACAGATTTCCTCTCGTTTTACCTTTTAGAAAGGTAAAGGGTGGGTTTTATGGTTTAAACTTCCACTATCTTCCACCATTATTGCGTGTTAAGTTGTTAGATAAACTTATGATGTTCTCTACAACTCCTGGATTAACTGAGACGACAAGACTTAAATTTAAATATCAACTTATCGCTGGAAGCGCAAAATTTGCTGCAGCAGCACCATGTGTGAAGATGTATTTGAATGATCACGTGGTAAGTAGACTTGTTATGATTGACCCAAAAGATTGGGTTACTGCTATGATGTTGCCAGTGGAAAGATTTACAACAAATAAGCAAACTGTTTGGGCAGATTCAAGAAAGGTAATCTAATGGCATCGTTAGACGCATTCATAGCACAAGTAAAATCGGATGGATTGGCAAGAGATAATAAATTTTTGGTTACAATAACACCGCCACTCTCTCTAGTATCAGGTGCGCCAAATGAAAAATTAAGATTGTTTTGTCAATCTGCAACTTTACCTGGAATTAATTTCGTATCAAATCCAGTATTTACTTTTGGCGAGCAAAGAGAAGTAATCTATAACAGACAATTCGATCCAATTAGTTTTGAATTTTTATTAGACCAAAACATGGATATCAAAAGATTTTTCGATTCTTGGCAAAATAGCATCGTAAATCCAGTTACCAGAGTTGTTAATTACTACTCAAGATATATTGGAACAATTGAAATATATCAGTTAGATGGTAGTCAAAAAGAAACATACAGATATGGTGTCAGATTACATGAGGCATTCCCCAAAACTGTTTCTGGGGTAACATATTCAGCATCATCAAAAGATGTTTCTAAATTAACAGTTTCTATGGAATACAAATATTGGCTTCCAATAAAACTTCCTGGTAATGTAGCGGAAGCATCTCCAACGTCAGAAAGATCATTCTCTGTTGGAAATGCACCGACAGGATTATCCATTGCTGCTGGAGATATACTTGATGAAAATGATACACCTTATGGAGAAATAGAGACATAATATGAACACTGATACACAATTAAGCAAAGTATTTGAAATTGAAATAAATGAACCAGAGAAAAAACAGGATATCGTTTTACCAGCAATAACAAATGATGATAAAATTGAAAACGATTTCGATCAATCTAGGCAAAATTTAAATATACTATTAATGCAAGGTCAGGATGCGTTGATGGGTGCATTAGAAGTTGCAAAACAATCTGAGCACCCAAGAGCATATGAAGTTGTTGGTAATTTAATAAAACAACTTGCTGATGTAAATCAACAACTTATGGACTTACATCAACAGAAACAAAAACTAGATGAGCCAAAGGGCGACGCTAAAAAACAAGTGACGAATAACAATGCTATTTTTGTAGGTAGCACTGCTGAGTTGAATAAGTTAATTAATAACATGTCTAAAGGAGAATAAATTATGACTTTACCGATTTACAAACATCCAATTTATACAACAAAATTACCATCTAATGGTAAAGAAATTAAATTCAGACCTTTTCTCGTAAAGGATGAAAAGAATCTTCTCCTTGCTCAACAAAGCGAAGAAGAATTGACAATGATTGATACAGTTAAGGGTGTAATTCAAGACTGTATTATCGATAAGAAAATTAAACTAGATGAAATGCCAATTTTCGATATCGAATGGTTGTTCTGTCAACTGAGAATTAAATCTGTTGGAGAAGAAGTATCATTATACTTCACATGTAAAAATACTGAATGTGGGGAAAAAACAAAAGCATCATTCAAGATCAATCCAGAATTGATTAAATCAGAAGACCATTCAACCAAAATCCATCTTTATGATGATGTTGGTGTTATTATGAAATATGCAGATCCAATATTGTTGAGAGAAATTATTAAGATGGAAGAATCTGATCCAAATCAAATGTTAAGAATTGTTGCTGGTTCTATTGAATCGATATATGATGCTGAATCCGTATATCCTGCAAAAGATCAATCAGAAAAAGAATTGATTAAATTTATTGAAGCACTCCCAAGAGATTGCTCAAATAAACTTAAAAAGTTTTTCGAATCTACACCAAAATTAGCACAAAAAGTTTCCGTAGTATGTCCAAAATGTGCAACCAATAATCTATATCTTGTTGATGGAATTGAAAATTTTTTTTAATAAACCTTAGTCATGAAAGTCTTGTTAATTATTATAAGACGAATTTTGGGTTAATGCAACATCATAAATATTCGCTTGAGGACATCGAATTTATGGTACCCTACGAAAAGGAAGTATATGTTTCGTTGTTGCTGCAGTATTTGGAAGAAGAAAAAGAAAGATTAAGAGAAAGAAATAGATGACGATCTTAGAAAAATTAATGTTTAAAGGTTCCAGTAATCTATCAAAAGATTTTGAAGATGCAGCACAATCATTAAAAGAATCAGCCAAACAAATGGCTTCTTCTCTCAAACAAACATATAATACTAAAATTAGACCAGCATTAACTGGTGGTGTCGAAGGCGCTGGTTTGACTGGCGCTTCGTTTTTTAATCAACTTGGTCTTACTGGTCTTGCTAGTTCTTATAAAGAAAAAAGAGAACAGGAAGAAAAAGAAAGAATGGGTATATACGGTCCATCAGCTCCATCAAAAGAAGATGAAGCTGCTTCTACAGATACCGAAAAAGCCATTAAGAATGAGAAAGAAGATGAAGCCAATACAATAAGACAAGAGCAATTAGAAATTCAGAAAAAAACTAGCGATGATATAATGGCTCTGTATACAATTACAGACGATTATCAGAAAAAGATGCTAGAGAAAACAAAGGAAATGGCTGAATCCCTTAAGACTATTGCAGAAAAACCAGCTGGATCTGGCGAAGGTGAGGGTGGTGGATCATTATTAGATATTGATTTGCCTGGCAAGGGTAGTAAAGCTGGAAAAGCTGGAAAACTTGGAACTGCTGGTAGACTTGCCTCTGGCGCAAAGGGGTTTATGGCTGGTGGTGGTACTACGCTCGCAGCTGGAGCATCTATGGTAGCAGCTCCATTCGCAATTGATGCAGTAGCAGGAGCATTTGGATATGGTGGTAAAGAAATTGATGAGGAACAAGATGACAAAAATTGGGAACGAGCATCATTGTTTGAAAAAATTCAAAGCGCACCAGCAAGAGGTTTAGAAAAAATTGGCAGTTTGTTTGGTGGTAATCTTGCTAATGAAGCAAGAGCTGAAAGAATAAAGAACGAAACTGCTTACTTAGACGCTAAGGGTGGTGTTTCAAATGAAGCAAAAAATATAAAAGAACAAAACGCATCACAGCAAATAGAGTTTAGTGAAGCTACTTTTGCTCAAAAAGATCCAGAGAATTATGCCAAGTTTAAAGAATTTGAAAACAAAAAAGTTGAAGAGTTAAAAGCAAAAGATCCTTTCAATAAAGACTTAAATCTTCGCAATCAGCAAATGGTAAGAAAAACCGCAGAAATTGGTGCACGTAAAGAGGCGATTGTTAAATTTAAAAAAGAAATTGAAGCTGCTGGTGCTGGTAGTGTACAAGGTCAAGCACTACAAAAAAATGATCAAACAGTTTCTCAGCAACAGCAACAAAAAACAGGCGATGCTGTAGCAAAAAATAATACTGAGCAAAAAGAAACCAAAGCATCAGCTAGTGCGCCAACTCCACTACCTGCTCAAACAGCATCATTACCCACAACACAAGCAACACCATTGGTAACAGCACCAAAATCTGACTCTGGTATTGGCAATAAAACAGTTGAACAACTTGCTATGGATGAAGCGAAAAAGTTTGGAAGAACGCAACCGAATTTAGATGATAAAAGAGCAGCTGCTATGCTTTATAGAAAACAAGCAGCTGGAAGTGCATCAGAAGCAGATTTATCAGGTGTATCTACATTACCAGTTGATAAAGCTGGTGCGGTTGCAGACAAAACAGCATCTTTAAAAGATCAAGAAGCAGCAGCACAAAATAAACAAGAAACTGCTGCGCCAACAATTGTGAATAATACAAGTATCGCAAACAATCAAAGTGGCGAAAAACAAAAAGTTAAAGACACTAAGAATAATGAAACAACATTTCAGAAATATATAGATAGAAGATATTACCCAGCGTAAGGAGAAATAATGTTAGGCGAAATAAATTATCAAACAGCATACTTAACAAAAGAAGAATGCGAAAAATTGATACAATATTATAATGACAATGCAGAATCAGCGAAGCGAAGTGTCACTGGTTACGCACCACATGCAAAGGTAGATTACATTAAAAAAATAAGTAAAACCCTGTCTATAAAAGAACCACCTGAATCTTTACAGTCAGCAATTGAGAAAGTAGTTACGTTGGCTCAACATGCAAACGAATATATGTTTTTATTTGATGTTGATTGGACTAAACCAAAATATTATATACAAGAATATTTGGGCGAGGAGAAAGGGTTTAGATCAAAAAGTCAATCCGTCAATTGGATATCTAATCACTATCAAAACAAAATTGTTGTTGGTGTTATACTTTCTGATCCTTCAGAATATGAAGGTGGAGATGTGATAATGAACTTTGGTTCGACAGATGTATTACCAACACCAGAAGAACTAAGAACCCAAGGAACAGTCTACGCTTTTCCAGCATTTAGATATTGGGCAGTGATGCCAGTTTTATCTGGAAAGAAATATCATTTTAAAGCAGTGTTTCAGGGACCATACTGGAGATAAAAAAAAAGGGAGCCGAAGCTCCCTTTATCATTTACTCATTAGCGAGTTTTTGAAAGTAAGACAAATCGTCTTCTTCTTCGTCTAAATCAATTGACTTCTTAGGTGCTGGCGCAGCTTTTGAAACCAATTTTGGCGCTGGCATCTCAGGGCGATCATCTTCTTCTGCCATTTCAGCTGCAGTTTTAGTAGAACCTTCCCCACTCAATACCATTTCCAGTTTACGCTTGAGTTCTTCATAAGATTTGAAGTTCTTGCGATCCAT